GTTTCTTTGAATGGTAATTTAAATGTACGTAATAGAACAACACAAAATGGTGATGTATCTATGAATTCCAGATTATTTGTAGGAGGCGATGTATCTATGAATTCCAAATTATTTGTTAGTGGTGATACTACTATGAATTCCAAATTAGTTGTTAGTGGTGATGTATCGATGAACGGTAATATAACTATAACAGGTAGAACAATACAAAATGGCGATGTTTCTATGAATAATAAATTATTCGTTGGCAAAGATGTATCTATGAATTCCAAATTATTTGTAGTTGGTGATGTATCTATGAATTCCAAATTATTTGTAGGCAGTGATGCTTCGTTTATTGGAAGTATATATGTTAATTCCAGAACAATACAAAATGGCGATGTTTCTATGAATAATCGTCTTTTTGTAGGAGGCGATGTGTCTATGAACTCTAAATTGAATGTAACAAATGATGTGGCAATGAATGCGAAATTGAATGTATCTGGTAATAGTAGTTTATCCAATGTCACTATTTCAGGTAGAACAACCACATCAAACGATGTATCTATGAATGCCAATCTATCCATAGGAGGACGTGCTAATATTGTAACAGGTTTGAATGTTGTTGGAAATACAACTCTTAATTACTTAAATGTTTTAACTGATGTTTCATTCAATAATAGATTATATTTATCTGGAAAATCAATATTAGGAGGGGATGTATCTATGAATTCTCGTTTATATGTAGGAAGCAATGGTATTTTTAATGGTAGTATACTATTATCAGGAGACGCAAGTATAAATTCATCATTATCTGTAGCAGGCAATGGAAAATTAAATGGCAATATGATTATTGGTGGTAGAACTTCTATTATAGGTGATGTATCGATGAATAGTAAATTGATTGTAGGAAGCGATGTATCTATGAATACCAAACTATCCGTTGGAAGTGATAGTTCTTTCAATGGTAATTTCTATGTATTTGGAACTTCTCAACAAAATGGGGATGTATCAATGAATGGAAGATTAGCAGTTGGAAATAGTGTTGTGATGAAATCTAAACTATTTGTAAATGGAGATGTAAGTATGGAATCGCGATTATTTTTGAATGGAGATGCGAATATGAAGGGTAATGTTACCTTTTTAGGTAGACAAGTACAAACCGGTGATGTTTCTATGAATTCTGGATTAAGTATAGCAGGCGATGTATCTATGAATTCAAGATTAAATGTTAACGGAAATGTATTATTGAATTCCAGATTGAATGTAATCAATGATGTTAGCATGGGAAGTAAATTGATTGTAATAGGGGATACTTCACTCAATGGTAATCTGTATGTTGCGCGTAAACAAATAGTAATGGGTGATGTATCACTCAACTCTGATTTATTCGTTGAAAAGACAACTTTATTAGATGGTAATTTAATTATAAATGGTGATGCGAGCATGAATTCCAGAATATCTATTATGAGCGACGCTTCATTCTGGGGTAAAATGTATATTAATGGTAAAGCCAGAATGGCCAGTGATGTTGCTATGGAAAATCGCTTAAACGTTCAAGGTAATATATCTACTTCATCTTGTTTACTTGTAACTGGTGACGCATCATTGAATAACAATGTAACAATCGACGGAAATGGTAGAATTAACGGTAATTTGACTGTATTGCGTGATTTCAACCATAGCGGTAATGTTAGTATTTCTGCTGGTTTGACTGTTGGAGGAAATGTAACAATGAATTCTGAATTAGATGTTGAATTGGATGTTTCTATGGGCAACCGGTTATTTGTTGACAATGATGTTTCATTCAATAATAGATTATATGTTCGTGATAGAGCAACTATTCATGGTGGTATGACAGTAACTGGAAATGTAACAACAAATAATGATGTAGTGATGAATAATAAACTAAGTGTTGCCAATGACGTATCTATGAATTCCAAATTATTTGTTAATAATGATGTATCTTTCAATTCTAAATTGAATGTAGGTAAAGATGCTGTTATAAATGGAAACGTTGTAATCAGAGCAAATACACCATCTATTAATACAACCAGTGGTGCGTTGGTAATAACTGGCGGCATGGGAATTGCTGGAAATGTTAATTTGACAAATGCTTTTGGTTTGATTTTTAGTACAACTTCGGATTATCGTATCAAAAATAATGTAAATGAAATGGGAGATAATTATACAGTAGATAATTTACGTCCAGTCAGTTATTACAACACATTAAGAAATAGCGAAGAAATGGGTTTCTTAGCTCATGAAGTACAATCAGTTTATCCTTATTTGGTCAATGGAACCAAAGATGGACAACAATACCAATCACTTAATTACAGTGGTTTAATAGCATTGTTAGTAAAAGAAATTCAATCTTTGAAAAAGGAAGTAGCAATATTGAAAAATAAATAATAAAATAACGAATTCATTGCGAAGCGCAACTGTAAATAAAATGGATGATACAAGAGAAACAAGAGAAACAAGATAAACAACAGAAATAGATACAAATAATCCATTGTATGGTAAGAAAATAGTGATGACAAAAATAAGAGATAAAGAAATAATTGATTATTTGAAGACAAAAGGTGCCGAATTGGATGACAATATCCGCAAAGATACATTTGTATTGATAGTAAAATCCAAAGAAGATATCTCTAATAAAACTAAATATGCGAGGGAACATAATATACCAATTATGGTGCCAAGCGAATTTACACCCTTGAAGATTTAAAACCGCACAGCGGTTTGTTCTTCAAGTAAGTTACCAGTTACAGTTTGAACCATAGCACCCCTACGGGGTGCGGTTTCAAATCTTCACTGGTATAAAGAACAATATATGTAATTTCTGTGGTTTTTATATTTCTATTATTTATACAATGCGTTTGTCATATGTAAAAACCAATCTTCTTCAAAATAATCTTTTGTAAAAAATTTCAAATCTTCATTAGAACGAAATTTATTATATTCTTGATGTTTCCGAAATAAATGTATTCTATCACTTGGTTTTCGGATAAATTTTTTGAAATACAGTTTAAAATATCGATTTAAGGCTGAAACAACTGTAGTATTGAAATCATTATAGTCATAAATATGACCATATAACATCGCTTTACTCAAATATTTATCAAAATGGGACAAATGAATGGATTTACGTTCCGATAATTCGGGATAAAGTTTTTTGATTTCTAAAAAAGGTTCTATATAATTATCAAAATATTGATTGTGTTTATACATTTCTACCAAGTTAGTAAAACATAATGAAGTATTTGAATTGAATTTGGCCATATCAATTGTGAGTATAGGACAATCATAGTTATAAGTAGGATACCATACAGAATTAAACATTTGTTTATCATTTGCTGTAAAATAAGATAATCGTACTTTTCTAAATAAATGATTACTAAAACTAAAATGTTGAATTGTAGCATTTTGTATAGGAGAAGTTTTGATTTCATAATAGGATAAAGTAGGGTCTTCTGTAAAATTGTATTTTTCCAAATATTTCAAATGTAATTTGGATGTTTCATGAAACAGAAATTCATTGGTATTAAACTTAAATTTACTGTTTGTTAAAAACTTTAATGCGTTAAATAAACTTAATAATGATAATGAAAATAACATTCGTTATCATTATTGTATTTTTATTTTTATATATTTTTTGTTTTATTATTTTATTTAGATTTTTGTTTTTATTACACAGTTATTTTACAGCATATACAGGTAAGTCATCAATATCCATAAGTTCATGAAATTCACTTGATTTCTTATAATCTTCCATATCCATTTTTGATAATTCATAACATTTGAACAAATCATAGTTTAATTGTTCTTCTGGAGCATGATTATGAACGGTTCTCGCAATCATTTTATATAATTTAAAGTTAGGGTATCGTTCATCCCCATTCTTTTTATATAATACATTTTTTCCATTATCATCCATACACCAACGTAATATAGTCTTTTGGAAAAAATCTAAATCACATTCTTTATCATCTATATCCATGATAAAATCATAAATGGATGTTCCAAGACGGCATAAATCAAAACTATAATTAGGGTCAATACGAGGTTTATTTTCATTCATATAAGGTTCGCAATTATATTGGGTATGTCCATCACCTCCAGGAGCAAAACTATCACTACAGTAATGCTTACCTTGAAATTTGTAAATGCCTCTACCAAAATCAATTATTTTGAAAATTTTACCAAAAGTAGGAACTTTGTACATTTTGTTGTTCACTTTGTAATACAAAAATGGTTTATCTGTATTGATATACATTATATTATTTGTATGAAGGTCATTATGAGTAAAATGAAATACTTTTTGATAAGTAAGCAATGTCATTATTATTTGCATCATAGCAGCAGCGCCTTTTATATCATCAATATAATCATCTTCAAATAATTCATCTAATGTTCCATTACACTTTTCAAGACAAATCATTTGAACTGGAAAATTATTTATATAGGAGAATAAGTGGGTGTCATCACTATTTTCTGTATCTGAATTACTGTCTTTATCGCTATTTTCAGTTGAACTAATTGTTTCATCACTTTCACATGTTTCATAATCTTCACTACTATTTTCAGACTGTTCATCATCATCTTCATCCTCAGTGCTATAATTAGTTTCACTATTATTAGATGTATCAGAACTTGAAGAATTGGATAGTGATAGTTGTTCATTATTTTTTTCATAAACAGTTTCAAATTCAGCGGTGCCTTCATTTTCTATATTAGATTTGTCTTGTTCAAAATTATATAATGAGTCACATGAAATATTTAATTTATTGGATGATTTTGAAATATTCAATTTATTTTTATTACCACGAGAACCAAAGTTATTATAATTAATTTGAGTATTCATTTTGGTTGAAAAATAATTACCAAGATTATGATTAAAAAATGTGGAAGTTTTCAAATAATCTAAATCATCTTCTATATTCATTCTAAATTTTTCTTGTATTCCTAAAAAAGAACCAAAATAATCTAATCCATGTACAAAATTATGATGATTTAATAATATACTTGTCAAAAAACTAAAAAAACTATCTACATAAGCACTATTATTTTTATCTAATAATTTTGGTAAACATTCATTTGTGGTTGTTTTGACTGTAGGAAGAGTTCGTATTTTATCATCATTTATATCATATTTACCTATCATATATCGGATAGGGTCAAGTAAAGGCCCAAATTTGATAAATACAGGTTTTTTATGTATTTCTTTAGTATCTATATGGTATACATAATTTAAATCTTGAATGTGAAATGTACTATTCAATGTTATTTGATTGAAATTTTTGTCATTTAATTCAAAAAAATCATTATATATTGGATTATAATTTTGTAAATTGGTTATTTTGAATGGATTATACCCATATTCTAAATCTTCAAAATTACTTTCATAGTTTTCTTCTAAATGTTTTAAATTTAAAGGATTTAATTTATGATAATGAATTGTAAATTTAGCATTTTCTGAATTGGACATTTTAATAAACTTTATATGTTTTTTGAATATTTAAAAAATGATTTTCAAACTTATTCATTACAATCTTATAAGTTTAATATGATGAAATAAAAAAAATATATATAATAATTACCGATGACATTAGAATTGAAGAAGTTTGATATGCGGTCTATTACTTTTAAACCAGATGAAAATAAAGGGCCTGTAATAGTTATGATAGGTCGGCGTGATACAGGTAAATCTTATTTAGTTCGTGATTTATTATTTTACCATCAAGACATTCCTATTGGAACTGTTATTTCAGGAACAGAAGCAGGCAATGGTTTTTATGCTGCGCATGTGCCAAAATTATTCATACACGATGAATATAATACAGTGCTCATTGAGAACATTTTAAGACGTCAGAAAGCAGTATTGAAACAAGTAAACAAAGAAATAGAAACATACCGTAGGTCTACCATAGACCCAAGAGCGTTTGTTATTTTAGATGATTGTTTATATGACCAATCTTGGACACGTGATAAAATGATGCGACTTCTTTTTATGAATGGTAGACATTGGAAAATAATGTTGATTATTACCATGCAATATCCTCTTGGTATTCCACCAAATCTTCGTACAAATATAGATTATGTTTTTATATTAAGAGAACCTTACATGACAAATCGTAAACGTATTTGGGAAAATTATGCGAGTATGTTTCCTACAATGGAATCATTCAGTGCTGTAATGGATCAAACCACTGAAAATTATGAATGTTTAGTTATTAATAACAATGCAAAATCAAATAAATTGAATGACCAAATATTTTGGTATAAAGCAGAAGGACACCCTGATTTTAAATTAGGTTCCAAAGAATTTTGGGAAATATCGAAAGGTATGGGTTCTGATGATGAAGATGACGCATATGACCCAAATAAAGGTAAAAAGAAAACTGGGCAAAATATTAATGTAAAAAAATCAAAATGGTAAATTTGTCTATACAACAAAAAAATAAAAAAGTGTGTTTATACACTTTTTTATTTGTTTTTTATTTTTTCTATTTTTTATTTTGCTCTTACTCTTATCCATTTTACTTATAATTTTGTTTCTCTTATATAATTATTTTTCTATATTACAAAAATATTACTTAACTAATAAATGATATTATTGTATAATGTATATCTTCATTCATTTTAGTATTTAATTTGTAGGATAAACGAGACATAGTTTGTTTATAATTATGTATGTAAGTTACTAAGTCTAATATCGGTTTCTCTATCATCTTTTGAATGGTTTTACTATTTCCGCAGTGAATTAAATGATATCCTCTCAATGTTAGAGTTTTAAACATAATGTCTAATTTTTCTGCTGGAAAATGTTTGTGGAACAATCTTATATTTTTCAACATTAAAATGTAAATGCTTCGAATATGCTTTGCTCTATCTTTTTTTGTTAGTTTAGTATAATTTTGTGGGTTGCTGAATATGTCACAAAGGTCTTTTAACTGATTAATAATTTCCTTGAATTTTTTTACT